GTGTGGCTAAGCCGTTTGTCCTGAATCAAGGACAGATGTGGCTGCACAATCGTCTTGAAGAGCAGATGCAGAGGCAGGGAAATATCCGCGCTCTGGTTCTCAAGGCTAGACAGGTCGGCATTTCTACTTATGTAGAGGGCAGGTATTTCTGGAAGATCACCCAGAACCGTAACGCCAACGCTTTCGTATTGTCTCACCTAGCCGAATCGACGAATTCGATCTTTAACATGGTGCGTTATTTCTACGACAACATTCCTCATCCTGCGTTCAAGCCTCCGTTATCCACTCAGACTGCCACAACGCTCGTTTTTGACGAGATCAACAGCCGTTACCGAGTAGGTACAGCCCGATCTACACAGACCGGACGAGGGCAAACAAACCGCTTTGTGCATGGCTCTGAGGTAGCTTTCTATCCCCAGGGTAATGACATTGTTGCCGGTCTACTTCAAACAGTCGGTGGCAAGGATAGCGAGGTGATACTAGAGACCACAGCGAATGGTGCTGGCGGTTGGTTCTACGATCAGACGATGAAAAGTCTGCGTGGAGAGACCGAGTGGCAAGTCTGCTTTATCCCGTGGTTCTGGATGCCGGAGTACATCCGTAAGCCTAGTCCGTACTTCGAGGCGACACCGGAGGAGTACAAGCTGGCGCAGCAGTATGGTCTCAGTGATGAGCAGTTGTGTTTCCGCCGCGCAAAATTAGATGAGCTGGGTAGCACCGACTTGTTTCGGCAGGAGTACCCGTCTACGCCAATAGAGTCGTTCTTGACTTCTGGTCGCTGTTTCGTGGAGGACAAGTGTCTTCGTGCAGCGGAAGAGGAGTGCTACACGCCGGACTTTCGTGGGGATTATCGCAATGGTGCGCTGCAAGCTCACTCGAGCGGTCCATACAAAGAGTGGTTCCCTCCGGTTCAAGAGGATGCTTATGTAATCGGCGTGGACGTAGCTGAGGGTCTGTCATACGGGGACTACAGCGTTGCTCAGGTATTGGATTCCTATGGCAGGCAGGTCGCTTGCTGGCACGGTCATGTGGACCCTTGGGAGTGGGGAAACCTGATCTCGCAGTTAGGTCAGCGGTACAACAATGCGTATGTGATCGTTGAGCGGAACAACCACGGTCTGACCACGCTTCGGCGACTTCAAGAGATCAACTACCCCAACATGTTTGTCGAGTCATCTGTGGATGGAGCCTATGGCGACAAGCTCACAAAGCGGGGCGGCTTCCTCACTACCAGCAAGACCAAACCGCTGATCGTGGACAACATGGCTGCACTCCTCAGACAGGAAGAATCGGGCATCGCGGACATCGAGCTGGTGAACGAATTACGGACGTATGTCATTGATGAAAAAGGAAGTTTTAATTCCCAGCAGGGGTGTTATGATGATCGGGTTATGGCTTATGCTATAGCCCTGCACGGACTCGCTTCAATGCCCAGACCAAGGGCAAGAATCATACAACGACGATATGAGTCGGTTGACTCTGTGGCGGGTTATTGATGGCTGAGTACGAGTTAGACGTTCCTGAGGACGACGCAGAATACGATGGCAACCAAGACCAAGAGCTGGTCAGTCTGGGTGCTAGGCTTTCTGATGTCTTCCAAGAATACAAAGACGCTCGCAAAGAAACTGAGAACGAGTGGTTGAAAGACCTTCGTCAGTATCAGGGGCAGTATGAGCCGGATGTTTTGGCTCGCCTGAACGAGAGTGGTGCTCGCTCCAAAGTCTTCGTTGGTCTTACCAGAACAAAAGTCATGGCGGCGTACAGCCGGATCATTGACCTACTATTTCAGTACGGCGATTTGTACTTCGCCATACACCCCACTCCAATCCCTACGATCAGCCCAATCAAAGCGATGCAGATGCGTGAGATGGCTATGCAGCAAGTGATCGCTGCGTCTGGCGGCATGGACCCAGCAATGAATCAGGATTTGATTGCTGCGCGGATGATGGAGTTGGAGGAAGAGTTTCTCGGCGCTGAAAAAGAAATCTCGGAGAAAGCCGCTGAGGCTATGACTCTAGAGATAGAAGATCAGCTCATAGAGAACAATGCCGAGATGAAGCTTAAAGAAAGCATCTTGGAAGCTTGTATTTTTGGTTCTGGAGCGGTCAAAGCTGGAACGGTCAAGATTGATCGTACCCAGTCTTACTCACAGGTAATTGACCCTCAGACGGGTCAGCAAGGCTTTGCTCTGGCTCAGATTGAGAAGCCAATGCCAGAGGTTGAGTCGGTCTCTATCTTTGATCTATATCCAGACCCTTATTGCACGACACTGGACGATTGCGAAGGATTGTTCCGCCGTCACGTTTTGACGCGAAAGCAATTCAGAGACCTGTCAGATCTACCGGGGTTTGACTCGGACGAGATCAAGTACCTGCTCAAGAACAACCGTAAAGGTAACCATGTTGAGGAGGAGCATGAGCGTGATCGCCGACGCATAGCCGGAATTCATGACCACGCAGAGAGCCATCGCTTCCAAGTATTAGAGTACTGGGGAACCATCGATGGATACGACCTCAAAGACCACAACATCGAACTACCTGAAGACGCTGATCTCAGTGACACTTATAGCGCTTGTGTTTGGATATGCGGGACCAGCGTCATAAAAGTGATGCTAAATCCTGTTGCGGGGTACAAGATCCCGTACCAGATATTCCCGTATGAGCGGTCACCCCATCAATTCTGGGGTACTGGTGTGCCACGAATGATGCGTGACTCTCAGACGACTATGAACGCGGCTACTCGCATCTGGCTTGATAACCTAGCCTTGTCTAGTGGACCAATGATGGAGGTCAACACAGACCTTTTGGCTGCGGGTGAAGACCCAACCGACATCCATCCTTGGCGAGTATGGTTGCGTGAAGGTGGTGATGGTTCTATGCCAGCAGTACGCTGGTATCAGCCCGTTGCGAACGCTAATGGTTTGAACCAAATCGTTGAATTGTTCAGAAGATTTGCGGATGAAACTACCAGTTTGCCGTCGTATACTCACGGCGAGCAGTCGCGGAGTTTGAATAAAACCGCAACTGGCATGTCGATGTTGATGGGTGCTGCGAATATCGCACTGAAGAGCACCATTAAGAATATCGATGACTTCTTGTTAGAGCCTATGGTTCAGGCGTTGTTTCACTACAACATGGAATTTGGCACTAACGAGAAAGCAAAAGGCGACCTCAAGGTCGTACCAAGGGGTAGCACTGCCCTTGTACAAAAAGAAGTGCAGAGCCAGCGACTCCTTCAGTTCTTGTCGCTTGTCTCCAATCCCACGGACTTGGCATTAGTAGATCGACCACGGTTGTTGCGTGATATCGCGCACTCTATGGATATCGATCCTGACGAAATTATTAAGTCTGAAGAGAGGTTACAAGCTGAACAGCAAGCCCTCCAAAATCAAGCTCTCGCCGCAGCAGGCGCAGGCGGTCCTATGGCTCCGCCACCAGGACCAATGGCAGCAGGTGATCAGCCTATTCCAATGTAGGTTGGAAGACTCGCAGAGTCGGTTAGAGCAAGCAGACGAAAAGAATTTCAGGTTCGAGCAGGGGCGGGTCAGTGAGATCCGTTTCCTATTGGAACTTGAGGACGCCGCGAAAGCGGTTCTCGACAAGCAGCGGACCCCTTCGAGGACATCCGCAATCGAATAACGAACATCCCGTAGAGGACTCGTGAGGAATTGATGGCTAGTAGAAATGACCCAGAGCGATTGCAGGCAGAAGCTAAAGAGTTGATGGAACAGTATCAGAACGCGGCGAATCAGCCCTCGGCGGAGGACACTGAAGAGCAGCAGGAAGAGGTGTTTCAAGAAGCCCCCTCAGAACTAGAGGACACGGCAGAGGCTATAGCGGAAGAAGTTCCTGAAGAAGAGTCTATCGGCGGCGAAGACTCCGAAGCAGATCAGCGAATTGAAAAAGCTGAACGAGCAATGAAAGGCGCTCAGGCGAAAATGACCAAAGCGACTCAGGAAGCGGCGGAACTAAGGAGGCAAGTATCTGACTTAGTAAACTCCGTTACTCAGTTAAAGGGTCAGCTTGCGGATGAGCAGCGAAACACAGAGAAGCTGCAACAGGTAAGGGAAGAATATCCCGATGTTGCTGGACCTCTCTTGGATGAGCTGGATCAGATGCGAGCAAGGTTGGATGAACAGGCTGCTCTGACTCAAGGTCAAGAGCGAAGAGCATTTGAGGCGAAGCAAGAGGAAGCAGTGCGAGAGCACTTTGACCGTATTCGCGCAGTCCATTCTGACGTTGACGAAGTCACGCAGACATCGGATTGGGCGCTGTGGTTAGACGCTCAGGACGGTCAAGTCCATGAGTGGGTAGATGCTGGTTCGTCAAATGATGTGATCTTTGTTCTGGACAGATTCAAGGCAGACATGGGAGTCAAGCCTGCAACGCCGCAAGAGTCGGCTTTAGCGCGAGCAAAGGAGGTTGCAGAACCGAAATTGCCAAAAGCGCGAAAAGCCAATGTTACAGGTGGAAAGAAATCTTGGACCGTCCAAGACATCGTCAACATGCCTCTCGCTGAATTCGAGAAGCACAAAGTCGATATCTTAAGGGCGCAGGCTGAGGGATCGATCCGCCGTTAAATTAATTCTCTTGTGAGGACAATATAATGGCTTTTTCATTTTTCTCCACGGGCACTACGTCCGAAGTAAACTTCATCCCTGAAGTCTTTAGCAAGCTTCTGCAAGCTAAATTCTATGGCTCGTCCGTGCTGCCTAGTATTTCTAATAACGACTACGAAGGCGAAATCACTGGTCAGGGCGACAAGGTTGTTATTCGCACGGTTCCTGCCGTAACGATCAACGACTACGCTGGTTCAATCACGACTCAAGAGCTGACCACAGCTAAAGTTGAGTTGCTGATCGACAAAGCGAAGTACTACAGCTTCAAAGTTGACGACGTGTTGGCAGCTCAGGCTGACATCAACATGTTGGAAGCTGCCAGCTCTGACGCTGCCGAAGGCATGCGCGTAGCTGTTGAAACTCAAGTACTGAGCGGCGTAGTTACTGGTGCAACCACAATTGGTGCTCAAACCACTATCACGGCGGGCAACATCCTGACTTCGATCTTGGATCAAGCGAAGGCACTGGATGAGCTGAACATCCCAGAAGAAGGTCGATTCATCGTCCTGTCTCCTGAGTTTGTTTCTCTGCTCAAGCAAAGCGAGCTGCGTCAGGCTTACCTGACTGGTGATGACACGTCTCCTCTGCGTAACGGCAAAGTTGGTGTTGTTGATCGCTTCACCGTGTACCAGAGCAACATGCTCTATACCCCAGGATCAGGCGCTGATTCTGGCTACACCCACGTTCTTGCGGGTCACCCCAAGGCAATCTCCTTCGCGTCTCAGTTCACCAATACGGAAACTGTTCGCATGGAGTCTACCTTCGGTGATCAGGTTCGCGGCTTGAAGGTCTTCGGATCTAAGGTCGTAACGCCTGACGCATTGGTCGTAGGTAAGTGGACCTAAGAGGTCTGTTGGATGGGGGCTGCTTTCGCAGCCCCTTTCTCCTTTAACTGAAAAGTGAATTTTATGGACGTTGCAACAAACAAAGACGAAGTCTACGAGCAGGCACTAAACCAATTCGGCATGAAGCTGGATCGACGCCTAAAGCTTTCTGATCTTCAGGATCAGTTGCAGCGACTAGAGACGGAGAGGGACAACCCCACTCCAGCACCAAAGGTCATGAGACCTAAGACGGTGCGAAACATCATCACGGGCAACGTCTTTAGTTACGACGATTTGTTCAAAGGTAACCCCGATCTGGAAGTGATCGAGTGGGAGGAAGAAAATGCCGACAACTAAGGTCGTTGACATATTAGATCGCGCTTCGATCATCTTGCAGGATGCGACTAATGTCCGCTTCCCCAATGCGGAGCTGCTCAAGTTTTTTAATGACGCTCAGCGTGAGGTCGTTCTTCATAGACCAGACGCGAACATGATCAACACAACTTTGGCGTGTGTGGATGGTAGCAAGCAATCACTGCCGTCAGCGGCTCTTCGCTTGATCGACATTGTTCGTAACGTAGGGGGTCGCTCGGTTACTCAGGTTGATAGAAAGATTCTTGATGAGACCTTGCCCAATTGGCACGAGACCGCTGCTGGCTCAAACAAGATAGAGCATTTTGTTTACGACCCTGCTGACCCGAAAAACTTCTATGTATATCCGAAGGCGGCGAGTGGAACTCACAGCTTGGAGGTGGTGTACAGCGCATCAACGACAGACATAGCTATCAGCGATTTTAGCACCAGCACAACGGTTATCAGTGTGGATGATGTCTACGCCAACAGTATCCTCGATTACGTTTTGTATCGGTCCTATCAGAAGGACTCAGAGTTCGCTGGCAATGCGAATCGGGCGCAAATGCACTATCAGTCGTTTGCCAACGCCTTGGGCGTAAAGACGCAAGCGGATGGAGCTACGACGCCGATACCCAAGAACCCTGACGCTAACGCAGGAAGAATGTAGTGAAGTACTCTGATTTCTCTATCTACATCAGGCCAGAAGTACAGGGCGCTCCAGACTTTCTCATTGAGAGATCTGTACGAGACAGCGCTATCGACTTTTGCTCGAGAACAGATATTTATATTCCAGAGCCGGAAAGCGTAGTCATCATTCAGGGCGTGAACGAGTATAGCGTTAGTTTGCCGTCTGGCACTGAGTTAAACCACATCATTGACGTTTACAACAACAAGACCCCTCTGACCCCAGTCGGTTATAGCGAGCTGCTTATGCGACTGGGAGACGAAACAGAACAGGGGTCTCCTCGATATTATTCACAGAGAGACAACCAAGAGTTTTATGTTGCGCCGATACCTGATGCGGCAGATAGCTTTAGAGTGGTCTATAGCGTCAAGCCGACATCAACTTCAACATCGATCCCGGACTCAATTGGGAAAGAACATCGTGAAACGATTGTTCACGGAGCTTTATATCGCTTACAGATGATGAGCGCACAGCCGTTTGCCAACGGGAATGCTGCTCAAATGAACAACCAATTATTCGAGAAATCTGTCGGCAGGACCGTGCGGCAGGTGAAGTATGGATTTAGCGGGGGTCGATTGACCGCCAAACCGAGGGCGTTTATCTGATGGCATATCTTACAACCATTGATTTAGTTCAAAACGACCAGCTACCTGAGATTGCAGTGACCCTAAAAGACAGCAATGCGGCTGCTACAGGTCAGACTCTGGATGCTGATAATCCAGATACTTTCTCACCAATCGATCTCTCTGGTGGATCGGTGCGCTTGCGTATCCGAGAAGTGGGCAAGACCACGCTACTGGATAACATTGTCGGTACGGTAACAGATGCTTCCGCAGGTAAGGCGACATTCGTTTTTGGATCATCTACGTTATCAACGACAGGAGTCTTGGAGGGCGAGATCGAGATTACGGATTCTTCAAGTAGGACTCAGACTGTAGTGGACTTGATTAAATTCAAGGTTCGCTCGCAATTCGGGTAAGTAACCTTGCCAGTCTTTGCTGAGGTCAGTTTTCGGCAACTGAATGCCTCGGCGTCTTGTCGGAAGATACATGCTGTTGCTCGACAGCCGGTTTCTGCCGTTGTCATCTCGATTCAGGAGCCAAGCCCAGAGGTAACTTTCCAGCGGTTAGTAACAGATTTTTCGTATAGATATCTGACTCCCCAGCTTCAGTGGAAGCGTTTGTTTCTGCATGATGTTGTGCTTAATACAGAGCAAACTATTTACCCTCTGTCTGATCTTTTCATAGTTTCAGATGTACCTACGTTGGAACCGGGTCTAGTCAAGACGGACACATTTGCTATCGGCGACTTGTCTCCAATCAAAGGTATTTCGCCTGTCTTTGATGACTTGTTCAGTTTCAGTGATATACAGGTCTTCAGGGTTTCTTCTGAGAAGTCCGATAGCTTTACGTTTACAGACTCGCAAGCATTTGCCGTCATCAGTTCTGCGTCTGATTTTTTTGGTGTACAGGACTCTCCAGTCAGTGTGGTGGTGAATCCTGGGAACATTCAATACAACCCAGACGCGAACGGGGATCTCAGTATTGCATTGCCGAAGACGGACTCGATATCCGCACAAGATGCTCCTGTATTTAAGGTGTCAAAGTCTTTCTCTGATGCATTTGCGTTAGACGATAATAATGACCTCGATTACGCATTTTCTGGAGCAAAATCAAATGTTTACTCGTTAACCGACTTGCCGGTTTTTGGGTTCTCAAAGGCAATAACTGATAATATACTCACAACGGAATCTGCCGTTTTCGGGATCGAGCCGGCACTCAGTGATTCTTCTGCGCTGGTGGACTCACCCGCGCTTTTTACAGGGAAAGTTTTTTCAGATTCAACAAGCTTGAGCGAGCAAATAGTTCTTGTGAACTATTCGTCGTCGTCGATTCTTGGCGACAACTTGGTCGGACTCATGCTTCTCAACGCTGACTAAATGGAGCCTGTATGATTTCCGATAACCTACGCCTGAGAGGTCGTTTAGACATAGTTGTCACAGCGCCTGACGGAACAATCAAAGATACGAAACGTGTAGATAACCTAGTCGTCACTACGGGTAAAAACTTTGTTGCCTCTAGAATGGCTGGCACCTCTGTCTCTGTGATGAGCGATATGTCGATAGGCACTGGCTCCACAGCCGCCGCCGCCGCAGACACCACTCTCGGTTCAGAGAGCGCGAGGGTCTCTCTGACCTCAACCACGGTCAATAACAACGATGTTGTTTATTTGGCGACATTCCCCGCAAACACGCCGGCATCCGCAGCCGCGATCACGGAGGCAGGTATATTCAACGCTAGCACAGGCGGATCGATGCTGTGTCGCACAGTGTTTTCTCAAATAAACAAAGCCCCGGCAGACAGTCTTACGATCACTTGGACCGTTACAGCTAGCTAGGAGTCCTTATGGGAATTAAGTTCTCTAACCTAGCGACGACGACGTTAGCTAGCGGAATAACCAATTCTGCGACAACAATTACCGTCGCGGATGGATCTGTCTTCCCTGCACTTGGGTCTGGGGACTTTTTCTTTGCGTCTATAGACACACCGCCAAATGCTCCCGAGATTGTTAAAGTAACAGCGATCAGCTCCAACACACTGACGGTAGTCAGGGGGCAAGACGGGACTACCGCGACGAGTCATAACTCTAGCGAGACGATTGCCTTGCGAGTTGTCGCTGCGGCACTAGAGGATCTCAGAGATAACGCTGGTACCAACGTCATCGCTGGCTCTAACTTGAGCTTTTCTGGTGACACTCTGAACCTAGATACTAACCTAACTGGTCTTGGCACCATCTCTAGTGGTGCTATTACAAGTAGTGGTGTTGTATCAGCAGAAGATGATATCTACCTAACTGATGCAGGAACTGTAAGAGGTAAATTATTATTAAATGCTTCAGATAGAGATAATGTAGAGCTTAGAGCAGAATCATCAGGCTCAACCATGAAGTTTTTCACAGTTGGTACACAGGCTTTATTATTAGACGCGTCACAAAACGCTACCTTCGCAGGCACCATTTCTAGTGGTGCTATAACAAGTAGTGGAGCTGTAAAAGCATATGGTAACTCTGACACTGTTTCGGCTTTAGAAATATATTCAGATTCTAATCATGGTATGAGAATACTTCATAGAGGCACAGATGGAGATTTTAGTTTTGAGCGTAGAGTTAGTGGCACGAACACAGAGTTTTTAAGAATTGGCAGGGGCACTGGAAACGCTACCTTTGCAGGCACTATATCTAGTGGCGCTATTACCAGTAGTGGGAATCTAGTCTTAGATGCTGTAGGTCATAATTATATAGAACTACACAGTTCTACTGGCAATACAAGAAAATGGAGATTTTATAACGGACAGTCGTGGAATGCAGACGCATTACTTATATACGACCAAGATGCAGACTCAACAGCTTTAACTATTGAAACTGGCAAGCTAGGTATTAACAGAGGTGCAGGAAGCCTATCACATACCTTAGATGTTGGTGGTAATGTCGCTATAACAGGCACAGAAATTATCTCATCAAGCCGTAATTTCACAAATATAGGCACTATATCTAGTGGTGCGATCACAGCCACAGGCGATATCAGTGCAAACGGTTTAGAAGTTGGCACTGTTTATGGCAGTGATAGTCAATATTTAGGAATAAAAAGAGCCGCCGCTAGCAGTAACGACTATATATTAATTCAAGGTTCCGGCAGTGACGTAGGCAATACATATTTAAGCGCAGGGTCGGGGAAGAGCGTACATATAAGAGCGAACGCCAACAACGTCACTAATCAGTTAATTGTTTCAAGTTCTGGAACCACTATCGGGGGCAATACAGTCTGGCACGCAGGCAACGACGGCTCTGGCTCAGGTCTGGATGCTGACTTACTTGATGGCTCGCACAAAGTAGACATACAAAAACAGCTGGTAAATGTTCAATCAGTAACAGCGGCTGATAGTTGTTTACCTTCAACCGGCTATGGTTTTAAACACTTTTTGGGGCTTGGTCCTAGTAACAATGACGGTCATATTCTTGGTATGACTTGGTCGGGGACAACAGCTTACGGGGCGCAGATTTACGTTGATACTGATCCAAATAATATCATGGCGTTTCGATCCAGAAGCTCAACGGGTGTTTGGACTTCTTGGAATACAGTCTGGCACGCAGGCAACGACGGCAGTGGTTCAGGATTAGATGCAGATACAGTTGATGGTAAGCACAAAGACTTTTTGATGCATTACAAAGGTATAGTCTCTGGTAATTGGGACACCATATTCAGCCAAACTGCTGGTCATATGGGCGTATACCAAGTAGAAAATATAAGTAATACTGACTCTAATTATCCTTCAGGCGCTTACACTTACGGTGGGGTAATGTCATGGCAGTTAGCTAACTCCACGTTCAAACTATATGCGCCACATACGGGTCAACTACACTACCAAACCGGCTGGAATAACGATGAATATTCAGGTTGGAGAAAAATTTGGGACACGGGCAACGACGGCTCTGGCTCAGGTCTGGATGCTGATCTGCTTGATGGTCAGCAAGGTAGCTATTACAACCAATCACAGTTCACAGGCTCTGCGTTTATCTCTCGCAATAGTAGCAACCCAATTGCAATAGACAGCGTCACCACCAACATGGTCGGCTATGTGAATAGCTCCTCTGCTGCCGGGTACTCCGATGGCGCAGGGTTTTCTGCCGCGTACAACAGTTCTTGGGTAGGGCAGTTATTTGTAGACTTTCGGACAGGAAAACTCTCTACAAGGGGTAAAAATAGCGGAACATGGCAAGCTCATAGATTCATGTGGGATAACCTCAACGACGGCTCTGGCTCAGGCTTAGACGCTGATCTATTAGAAGGCTACCACGCTAGCACTACTCGTAACGCAGCAAACACAATCCCAATCCGTGATGGCAATGGTTATTTACAGCTTGGGTGGATTAACACAACTTCAGGAAGTACCTCTAGTAGTGCTATTGACAGAGTCTACAGCTCTTACGATGGCTATATTCGCTACTCAAGTGCCTCTAACTTTTTACATAGGCAAGGATCTACCTACTTCCAAGCTAATACTTGGATTCAGCTAACCGGCGTTCACGGTCTCTACGCCCCAACAGTAAACGACGCGCATTTTTTGCCAAACAATCAGACAAGCTACGGCACTTGGAGGTCAATTGGTTCCCGAGGTGGATACGACGGCATAATGTTTGATGGCGGTGGCAATGTTGCAATCATGTATGACAGCTCAGGCAACGGGGGTATATACCGTCAAGCTTCTGGCCGTTGGTATACTTACCACCATTTAGGCAACAACTGTCTTGCTATCGGAGACTCTACCACATCAAGTTCTTATTCGGCTTATGTTCACGGGGCTTTGTATGCAACCGGCAACATCACCGCCTACTCAGACCGCCGCATCAAAGAGAACATCATCACCCTCGACTCTGCACTGGACAAGGTCAACGCCTTGCGCGGCGTCTACTACAACAAAATCGATGACCCAGAGAAGACTAAGCAGATCGGCTTCATCGCCCAAGAGGTCAACGAGGTAGTGCCTGAGCTTGTGACCTACGCCGAGGATGTTGACCAGTACGGGGTCAACTACGGCAACGCCACCGCGCTGCTGGTCGAGGCGGTCAAGGATCTGACACAGCAGGTTAAAGATTTAAAAGCAGAGATTGAGGAAATGAAAAATGCCTAACGCAAGAGCTATCACATGGTGGTCAGACGATGCCAAACCAACCGATGACGGCGCGGGTATGCAGGTCGATTACGATGACAATACCCAAGTAATTTTAGATGCAGATTCGGACGTTTCGTCTGCACCAGCCTTTGTGCAGTCGGTTCACGCTGCGCTTTTCCCACCAGGAGAATAAACCATGCCCGTAACCTATGAACTTTTAGAAGAATTCACAGGCACTCGCACAACCGAAATGCCCGATATGGAGAACGAGGGTCAGACCGTAACTGAGGAGTCACCGTGCTCGGACATTCGGGTTCGCTTCACGGACGGCACCATCACCCACGAGCGCAACGTCAATGTCTGCCGTGACTCTGAGGGCAACTACGACCACGAGGCGACACTTGAGCGCGTCGAGCAGCAATGCATGGGCGTTGCCAACAAGATTGCGGTTGGCGTTATCAGCTAATGACACTACAAACATCTGGCGCAATATCACTCAGTCAAGTGCAAGCCGAGTTTGGCGGTAGCAATCCTATCTCTATGTCAGAGTACTATCGCGGGGGCGCGAATGTTCCAACATCGATAACGAGCGCAGGCGCGTATTCGGGTTATCAAGGAAGCCTATACACCTACTACTGGGATGATTTTGGAACAGTGGTGTGGAATGGCTCCACCGTAGGAAATAATAAATTCAGCAACTTCACCGCAGGTGGCTTCGAGTACGACCAAGGGTCTTTTTTCACGAGTACTGGCGGCGGGAAGGGCGGTCCTTCAAACCTATATTATACGGTGAGGAGGCGCACAGCCGGTTCACTTACTACAGTCAACACCAGCATTCCAGCCAGCGGCACCATCTCTATGAATCAGTTTTATGGAGGTAGAAATACCTGATGTACACAATTACCGAGTGCAACATCGCCCCGTACCACTTTGACAGTCTGTTCGACCAATGCTTGCAGATTATGGAGGCTGGGACTATTGATTGGCGTTACTTGGGTAATCCAGAAGACAACGACGCGAAGAAGGCGAAGCTGCGCGATGAGTACGAGCAATTCATATCTCTCCCGAACACGAAGGTCATTTACTGGGAAAAAGATGGGCATCCAATTCACTTAGCGGCTGGTCGAATCAACCCTGACGATGAGCAGTACATCCTATGGGTCTACGCGCTTTACGGCTCTGATGCCGATGGCAGCAAGGCATGGCTGCATGACCCCGCGTACATTACGCAAACCAAGGGGTACATCCGCGACACACTCGGATTAGCGGGATACAAAATTAGCTGTCACCAAGGCTCTAGTTTGTACGATTACCATATGAACAAGGTCGGATCTGCTGATAACTACGAGGTGACGATTGATCGTACATATCAGCCTGATTTGGCTACAGATGTGACCGTGGCTGTAATGAAATATAGGTATCTGCAATGAAAATTTTGGGAGATCTCATAGAACCCGTAACGGGCTTGCTCGAGAAGGTTATCCCAGATCGGGACCAAGCCGCCAAGTTGGCGCATGAAATCTCGACTATGTCCGAGAAACACAGTCAGGAAATAGCGTTACAGCAGATAGAGGTTTTGAAGCTGGATGCCAAGGGAAATTGGTTTCAGTCTAGCTGGAGACCCTTAGCCGGTTATTGCTGCGTATTGGGTTTATTCGTGAATTTCTTGGTTTCTCCGTTATGTGCCGGATTCGGCATTGTCATCCCTCAGGCGGATGCAGGCGTAATGATGCCTCTTCTTCTTGGCATGCTTGGATTGTCCGGCGGTAGGTCGTATGAACGAATTAAAGGAGTAGGGAAGTGACAGGATTCAAACTCCAAACATTCTCAGGGAAAGCACCGCGCATATCTGCACGTCTGCTTCCAGAAGATATGGCGCAAGAGGCGATCAACACTAGGCTAGATTCGGGTCGTTTAGAGCCTTGGGCTGACAATACGTCTGCTTCGATTACGCCGGTAGCAAGTTACTCGATCTCTGGAAGTACCAAGACTTTATTTAAGTACAGCAGCTCCGCATGGGTCGCGTCAGACGAAGATATAAACATTGTCCGCAGCCCAATTGCGGAGGATCAACATGAACGAATATATGTGACAGGGATCGGAGGTTCTTCTGGTTATCCCAGAATGAGTACTTCTGCGATCATCGGTAATGGAACCTACTACAAGCTGGGCATCCCTGATCCGTTCTCCTTTGACTCCGTGTCTCTTGTGGGCACGACAACAAAGACGGAAGAAGAGACGCCAATTAGCAGGGCTTATGTCTTTACCTATGTAAGTTATTACGGAGAGGAAGGTGCGCCAAGCACATCTTTGGTAAGTCAGATTGTTGATGTGTATTCTGATCAGTCGGTAACGGTGGATTTTCCCGCTAATCCATCAGGCAATCACAATCTTCTCAAAAAGCGTTTGTATCGAACAGATCCCAATGGGACGTTTCGTTTTGTTGCTGATGTTGCTTTGGCGACTGACACGTTTAACGACACGGTCACAGATGCGAATCTGGGCGAAGCGATACCGTCCTCTAGCTGGATCGCACCGCCCGATGATGTAACATCAGATCACCCTGACGGACCTTTGTTGGGGTTGGTCAGTATGCCTAATGGGTTTTTGGCAGGGTTCTCGGGTCAGACTGTTTGTTTCTCCGAGGCGTTTCAGCCACATGCGTTTCCTGACGCATATAAACTAACGATCAAGAGTGATGTGGTCGCGCTAGCTCCCCTGAATACAGGTCTTCTTGTTCTTACGAAAGAAAAGCCAGCACTTATTCAAGGATTGGACCCATCAAGCATGTCGATGATTGAGATCGATAGCACTCTATCCTGCGTCAGCAAGCGTAGCGTGGTTGATATGGGCGAGTTCGTTATGTATGCAAGCCCGGATGGTTTGGTGATGGCGCGGGATAATGGTCTATCAGTAGCAACAGAAAGCATTCTGTCGCGAGACCAGTGGCAGGATCTTAGCCCCTCCTCAATTATTGGCTTTCACTGGGAAGGTTACTATTTAGGTTTTTATTCCAACGGCGTTGAGAGCAAAGGCTTCATCTTTGATCCTCGGGGCGGGAAAAACTCTTACGTCAAACTTAATTTCTTCGCCACGGCGGGGTTTAACGACCTAGAGAATGATGAGCTGTATTTAGTTGTTGGTGGATCTGTAGTGAAGTTCGCTTCAGGTTCAAACCTGTCGATGTCATGGAAGAGCAAAAAGTTCTACGCACAGCGCCCTATATGTCCAGGGGTGGCGAAGCTTGAGTGCGAATCATACTCCCCTGCACCAACCTTTAAGCTTTTTGCTGATGGATCATTGAAGCATACACAAACCGTTTCAAGTAGTTCTCTGTTTAGGCTACCGGGGGGCTACAAGGCGCACGAGTTTGAGATACAGATCGAAGGTTCTGTAGCGGTCAATGAAGTGTGTGTTTATGAATCTGCTGGAGAAATAGGTGTCAGCGCGTAGAAGCAACCTTACAGTACCACCGAATTGGTCTACGCAAGAGAAGCGGTTCGCTGACGGTATAAAAGAGAATCTGGATGTTATGCTTGGTCACAGAGGTGACCCCCTGCAAAGAGCGGTTACGTTTCAAGACCTTCTTGATGCAAACATTGTGGAGTTGGCTGGTGGTGCTCGTCTCTTTGGTTCTGCTAACGACATCGTTCCTGTCGTCAACGAAATACCCAACCTCGATGTACCACCAGCTCCTACAAACCTTCAAGCATCCGGGGCATTTCAAAATATCATTCTTAGTTGGAACTTGAGCCTATACCGTGGGCACTCGTATGTAGAAGTGTTCAGGCATACTTCTGACGACATTTCCGCTGCCACGATGGTTGCCCAAGTATCCGGTTTCACTGGGGTATATGGAGATCCAGTTGGTTCAGGGCAAACTCTTTATTATTGGGTAAGAGCGGTAAACGTGAACGGAGTACAGGGACCATTTAATAGTGGCGCTGGCACTCAGGGTCAGACTGCGCCAGATGTCACGTTCCTGCTCACTACCCTAGCGAATGCGATCACTGCTGGCGAGCTGGCAACTTCCTTATCTACACCGATAGGTAACCTGCCTACAGACACACAGACCGCGCTTAATGATCTGCAAAGCCAGATCAACGATATAGGGACGGTTAGTCTTTGGAGTAGCTCAACTTCATACTCTCAAGGAGATCTTGTACTTCACCCGTCGAGTAACTCGAAGCTCTATCGATCTAAGACAAACAGCAACGCAAACAATCAGCCTAGCGGTAACTCATCAGACACTACTTACTGGGAGTTTGTGGGAACAGGTTCTACATTGGGAGATGTTGTTGCGGACAACACATCGAACATCACGCAAATAAATTTTCTGGATGCTACTAGCACGAGTGCTGCCGCCCAAAAAATAGCTTCGTTGGATGCAACGGTATTTGATCCAGC